TTAAAGCATCAATGGATCTTTATAATAAGATGCTTGAGGATGGTATAGCAAAGGAGTGTGCAAGGTTTGTTCTTCCTTTATGTACACCTACCAGAATCTATATGACTGGTTCATGTCGTTCATGGATACATTATATTGACCTACGTTCTGCACATGGAACACAGAAGGAGCACATGGATGTAGCAGAAGGAATTCGTTCTATATTTTGCGAACAATTTCCTACTGTTGCTGAAGCTCTTGACTGGGTTTCATAAATAATCGTAAACATTATTAACATATGCCAACATACCCTGTTATACATAAAGAATCTAAAGAGAAGAAAGAACTCTCCATGACCATGAAAGCTTATGATCAATGGTGCAAAGACAATCCTGACTGGCAGAAAGATTGGCAAGCAGGATGTGCTAGTATGTCAACTGAGTTTAGATGGACTGGCGAAGCTAAATCCAGTGGATGGAATGAAGTCCTAGACAGAGCATCTAAACAACCTGGTGCTAACGTTCGTAAACATCGTGATTACAGTTTCTAAGTATGCCACGTAAAAAGAAAGCAGAGCAACCAATCGGTGTAGGACTCACCGCAAAGCAGATGAAGAGGAAGAAACCAATTAATGCTGATATGATGAGGGACATAGAACCCCTCACTGATAATCAGAAAATTCTCTTTGATTCATATGAGAGTGGTAAGAATCTTGTTGCTTATGGTGCAGCAGGAACTGGTAAAACATTTATCACTCTTTATAATGCACTTTGTGATGTCTTAGATCAGAGTACACCATATGAAAAGATATACATTGTAAGATCACTTGTTGCTACTAGGGAGATTGGGTTTTTACCTGGTGATCATGAAGACAAGTCATCTCTTTATCAGATTCCTTATAAGAATATGGTAAAGTATATGTTTCAGATGCCTACTGATGCTGATTTTGAAATGCTTTATGGTAACTTGAGAGCACAAGATACTATCTCTTTCTGGAGTACATCTTTCATTCGTGGTACCACATTAGATAAGGCTATTATTTTAGTTGATGAATTTCAGAACTTGAATTTTCATGAACTTGATAGTATAATGACAAGGGTTGGTGCTAGTTCTAAGATTATGTTTTGTGGAGATGCAACTCAAACAGACTTAGTTAAACAGAACGAGAGGAATGGTATCATAGATTTTATGAGAGTTCTTCGCTTGATGTCATCAGTTGACCTTATCGAATTTGGAGTAGAAGATATTGTTCGCTCTGGATTAGTTAAGGAATATCTTCTTGCAAAAATGGAATTGTCTTTATGAGTTTTATTCATCATAATTTTCTAGGTGATCTTGAATTACAAAAGAAAGAAACAAATGGGATGAGGTTATACAATCTTCCTAATGGGGATTGGGTACCTTCTATTACTTCAGTAACTTCTTTTTATAATAGACAAATTTTTGCTGACTGGAGAAAAAGAGTTGGCATTGAAGAAGCAAATAAGATAACAAGGAAAGCAACTGCTCGTGGAACTGATTTTCATGAGGCAGCACAAGCATACCTAGAGAATAAAGAACTTAATTGGGAGGACTATCAACCCTTAACTAAGTTCATGTTTCATCATGTAACACCATATCTGGATCGTATAAATAACATACACGCTATAGAAAGAACTCTTTACTCAGAATACCTTGGTCTTGCGGGTAGAGTTGATTGCATTGCAGAGTATGAAGGTGAGTTAGCGGTAATAGATTTTAAAACATCTACTAAGATTAAACCTGAGAAGTGGCTTGAAAACTACTTTGTTCAGGAAATGTTTTATGCATCAGCATATTACGAGTTAACTGGAATCCCTATTAAAAAACTTATTACCTTGATGGTAACTCCTGATGGTGATGTAAAAGTATTTGACAAAAGAAATAAAGGGGATTATATTAAACTTCTAGTACGTTATATAAAAGAATTTGTATCTCACAATACTGGGGCAGAGAATGGAGAGTGAACTAGAACAAGCATTGAAGGATAAGTTTTTTTGTCCTGCAAGATTTGCTGAAGAGATTGAGTCTCTAGTCTTAGTAAATACTGAGATGAATTACATTGATGCTATAGTTTATTTCTGTGAACTTAATTCTATAGATCTTGAGTCTGTTCCTAAACTTATATCCAAACCATTAAAAGAAAAGATTAAGTATGAAGCACAGGAGTTAAATTTTTTAAAGAGAACTTCACGAGCGAAACTTGTATTTTAAATAATGCCTACTAAATCTGAATTGATGCATTATCGTCTCCAAGCATGGATAAGAGAAAATAAATGTGCTGATATTGAATATCTTGGGGACTTGCCTGATACAGGACATACCTATAGAATAGGAGAACATGAAGTTCCTATAGAATTTATAGAAGGACTTGAATTATGTGAAGACGATGATGCCTTTTGATAGTTATAAATGCTACCTTGCGATGAAGAATCATTTCACCAAGGATAATTATGATTATATTAAGTATCGTGGTAAGAGTCGTGCAACATTGAATGCTTTTTATAAAAGGAAGGATAGGTTTTGGTTTGAAAAGTTTTCCAGACAGAAGAATGATAAAGAGATAGAAGAATTTTTTATTGCTAACTTTGCATCTTGTCCTGATCCTGAGTCACTATGGATAGGAGAGATGATAAAGGAAGGAGAAGGTAGGTATCAGGATTGGCAGAAGAAAGTACAGTCATTATCCTATGTGTTTAAGGAAGAAGTTAATAGTTTGTTTGATAATAATAAGGTAGATGATGTGTTTGATTGTAGTAAAGGACACCCTCCAATATTGAAAAGTTATCTTGGTGGGTTTACAAGCTTGGAAACTTTGGTAATATGTGATAGAATATTTGAGTACGGAAAAGACTTTGATAAGAAGTTGAAAGACCCTGTGTGGGAAACCGTCAGTAGGAGGGTGAAAAAATATACACCCTTCCTAAATATTAATGTACCACGTTACAAAAAAATTCTAAAGGAGGTAGTAATCAATGGCAGCTCTTAGTAATGAAGAAGTTTTAGGTAATTTAAAATCACAATTAGAAGAAGTACAGAAACAGTTAGATAATCTAACTGCTACTCGTCTTAAACTTATTGGTGCAGTTGATGTACTAGAACAAATTGAAGAAAGCAAAGTTGAAGAGACTACTGAAACTGGAACTGTTGAGGTTGTTGATAATGAGGGTGGTGAATGAGTTTTTTTGACTCCGATATAGTTAGAGCAGAGATGGCAGAGATTCATGAACTTCAAGAAGAAGTTTTTGATAATGTCATGAAGTTTCAATACATGAATGATTCTGATAAACTTCATCATATTAATGTTCTTGAAAAACTCATTGAGAAACAAAAGATTGTGTACGCACGATTGAGTTTATCAGATGATCCTGATGCAAAGAAGATGAAAGAAGAGATTCTTAAGTCTGCTGTAATGATGGGTCTCCCTAGAAATGTTGATGTTAATTTGATGTTTAATCAAATGTCTGACATGATGAAGGTAATGAGACAACAGCTTGACACTAACGGTGTTGGGTCTTAGAATAACAAGGTACACACAAAAGCCAAATCCAATTTAATCTGAGGTAATCCGAATGTCTTTTGCAAATCTAAAGAAGCAGTCTTCGCTTGGTTCGTTGACCGCTAAGTTAGTTAAAGAAGTAGAGAAAACAAATAATGCTGGTGGAGGTGCAGATGAGCGTCTCTGGAAACCAGAATTAGATAAAACAGGAAACGGTTACGCCGTTATCCGATTCTTACCTGCTCCCGATAAGGAAGAGTTTCCTTGGGCAAAGTTATACTCTCATGCTTTCCAAGGGCCTGGTGGTTGGTATATTGAGAACAGTCTTACTACTAATGGTGGTAAAGATCCTGTCTCTGATCACAACCGTGAGTTATGGAACAGTGGTAATGAATCTGATAAGGATGTAGTCCGTAAACAGAAACGTAAGTTAAGTTTTTATAGTAACATTTATGTTGTTAAGGATCCAGTTAATCCTGCTAATGAAGGGAAGGTATTTCTCTTTAAGTATGGTAAGAAGATCTTTGATAAGATTATGGAAGCAATGCAACCTAACTTTGAAGATGAGACTCCAATCAATCCTTTTGATTTCTGGCAAGGTGCAAACTTTAAGTTGAAGATCGTTAAGAAGGATGGTTACTGGAACTATGATAAGTCAGAGTTCGATGCTCCATCACCTTTACTTGAAGATGATGATGCACTAGAAGCATTGTGGAAGAAGCAGTATTCTCTTGCTGCAGTAGTTGCTCCTGATCAATTCAAGTCTTATGATGATTTGAAGAAGCGTCTTGATTATGTTTTAGGACATAAGAAAGCACCTCAACGTCCTCGTTTTGACGAAGAAGTTGCTACTGAAGATGATGCTCGTGCTGTTGCTACTAAACAAGTTGAAACTGCTACTGCTGTAGATTCAGATGAAGATGATGCACTATCTTATTTTCAGAAGTTGGCAGAAGCTTAATTATATAATCTAGGATTTTCTCCACGTACTAGGGTTTCACTCACATATTGGGTGGAACCCTCTTTATATGTCATCATTTCTTCCATATCATCAAATACAATATTTAAATATTCTGATTTTAATAAGTAAATATTTCTTTTGTCATTGTTTATTTTTTCTTCGTAGGTATAGTTGGTGACTGGTAGTGCAATGTCTGTAACAGTTACTTGTTGCTTTCTCCAGAAATCAAAATAGGTTACACTTTGAGCAACACCTACACGCATTCCACTGGGAATTATTACAACTCCTTCACTAGTCTCAACTTGATTTGCTTCATAGTGATGGATACCTGAGAATATTTCTGTTTCACTATCATATTTTTCTGTGAGATAAGTATTAAAATCTGCCTGAGACATAGGCCATTCACTTTGTATATTGATAATATTATTTGATAGTAGAACTATCCAATCTAAATTGGAATCTCCATATATTTCATCAGCAACATTATCAGGTCGATCATCACCATTGATTGTATACTTAGTAAAGAATGTAGTGTCTTGAAAAATATCTTCTCTTAATTTTCCTTTTTTAAAAAGGTTTTTTACTTTTGTATAGTCACCAAAACTTCTTCCTTCTTTTGAGGAAGTGCGATTAACATACTCAAAGTCAGATAAGTTACGGAAGTAGGGTTTTGCCATCTTAGAATCCTATGTCTGTGTCTGTACCACCATCAAGATTTCCATAATCAGCATTGTATATAGGATCTAGTTCTTGGAATGCGAGTGTCATTTGATAAGTAACCATTGAACTGTCCTCATAGGTCATATAAGTACCGTTAGGGGTGTAGTTTACATTACATGATAACAACGCACACTCTTTTATCTTGGGTAGAAATCTGTGAGGACTTCCTGCAGATCCTTGGGTAAGAAATTCTAACTTATATGTGTTAGGTGCTTTCAGAAATAAGTTTGATCCACTTGTTTGGGGTGCCATAGATTGTTTAAACAATCTAATAATACTAAGAATTTCTTGACTTTCTTTGTTATCTCTAGGACTTAATAAGTAAGTAAAAGTAAATGGTCTTAGTTGTGGACCTCCGAAAATTAATTCTAGGTTAGGATTAATAACTTCTCCTGTTGTTCTTGCAAGGATACCTTTAACTCCTGTTGCTGCACCCACAAAGTATTGTTTTGCTGCCTCTTTAAGAGCAGGATTTTCTGCTCCAGATTTACCGTAGTCACCTGCTACACCTGCTAAATCTCTCATTCCGTCTTCTAAACCCGCTAGAGCTATGTCTGCTAGTGCTGCTTGACCAGCATTCATTCTATCTTCACCCCACTTAGTAGCGTTGGCATCTGTTACCTGATTTACGGGTAGGGTTACAGATCCTAAATGTTTTCTTCCTTTTATTATATTTTTTCCATCTGCTGTTGTACTAGCACCTCTTGCTGCGAAACCAAAGTTTTTCTTATCAAATTCTTTAGGCATGAATTCGAGAACAGATATTCTTAATCTATCTTGACTAGATCTTCGCAGTGTAATAGGGTAACAATGATTACCGTATTTTTTTCTTCCTATAGTTTGTTTTCTTCCCTCTACCTGTCTCTCGAAGTTGGCAGCCTTTTTTCCCTCATCAGTCTCTCTAAATCCTTCGGTAGATGTACTATGATTTTTCTTAAAATTCTCTTCATTAGCTAATGCATTTTCAGATTTAGTTAGATTACCTTTTGTTGTTCCAGGTGGTTCACCATAGTGTGGATTGTTATTTTCGTATAGATCTTCTTCACTTGATGTCACTGAGTGATTTATTACCTGCTGATGATTTTCCCGTATCCATTTTGTTTCCGCCTCAGTACCTCTACCTTCTTGATGGAAGGTACCCTGATCATCAATATATCCCAAATATCTATCATTTGCAGAACCAAACCACGTGGCTTCCTTGACTTTAATCTTACCCGTTTTAGCATCTGTTAAAGTGTAGCAACGCCTTCCATCATAGCATGGAAATTGATCTTCCCTACTACCCAGAATTTTATCAGTTGTACTCATGATACACTAACTTTTTAGTTATTTAGGATGTATTTGGCATAAGGAATTGCAAGAAGGTCATCAAGTTCATCCCACTCCACAATATATAACTGACCTGCAAGTTCTTCCCATGTATAATTCCTTGTTTGTTGCCAGTGAAAGTTGAGTCCTTTGAATCCCCATCGTTCTAAATGAGTACATGCAATCAGAGGGTGTTGATCGTACTGAAGTTGAGGAGTTTTAGCATTATATACAAAGGTATAGAACTTTCCTATTTCTGGTATGGGTGTCACAGTATCATTTAAGAGTTCCATGATTTCCAACATCATTTCTTCAGGATCATTAGTCCTAGCATTTATGTCGTTACCTTCTAGTCTACTCATTTGATACCTAATTCATCTTCGGTGACTATTTTAAATTCAATTCTATTATCTTTACAAAATTCATTTGCTGCTTTCCATTTTGCTTGGTTCACTGCATAGGTAGTACATTCATAGAGATAAGATTTGGTCACTCTCTTTCTTGGTTTAGGTGGAAGAGTTTGTTTCTTTGGTTTCACTTCAACGACATAGGTTTTAACTATGTTATTTTTTTCTTGTACTTTAATAAGAAAGTCAGGATAGTAACGACGCACACGGTTATCTTTGGGTGATACGTATGGTATACTAATTTCTTCAGAGGCCCAATATATTATACTACTATTTTTATCACACCATTGACAAAACTTTCTTTCCCAACTACTACGACATATAATATTATTAGGATCACCTTTATATTTACTGGGATGAAGTGGTTTAAACCTACTTTTAATACTTTCTCCCATTATCTTGCATACATAATATATAAGATCAACAAGTATTTATAAATGGCTCCCGTCCAACCAAGGTCTAGATCTCTTTCAGAGGTTAAAGCAAGCTTATTAAATCCATCTACCACTTCTCACTTTCAAGTGATGGTAGGTCAACCATCAGGCAATTTTAGGAAGTTTGTTTCTGAAGTTGGTGGTTTTACGGATCAAGATAGATTAAATATGATGTGTTGTGAGGCAGCACTACCTGGCTCACAGTTAGCCACATCAGAATTGACTGATGATTTTAGTGGAGTAACTGAACGCCATGCTTACCGTAGAATATATGATGATCGTATTGATATAACTTTCTATACAGATGCAGAACAATATTTACCTATTAGATACTTTGAAGCATGGATGAATTATATTACTAATGAATCTACTAGTAGTCCACAGGGAAGTGTAAAAGATCCTAATTTTTATTATAGGATGAAGTTTCCTAATAGTTATAAAGGATCTTTAGAAATTACTAAGTTTGAAAAGAATTTAAATTCTAATAAGAGTGTTAAACCACTTACATATTCTTTTGTCAATTGTTACCCTTTAGCAATTGCATCAATGCCTGTTTCTTATGATGCATCATCTTTATTAAAGTGTACAGTATCAATAACATATAGTAGATACTTTATAGATGAAGGGCGTGGTGGATTTGCTGGTTTTCTTGATCCAATTAAACAATCTTTATTTAATGGAGAAGCATTTACTCCTGGTGGTATTTCTAATGTTGTTGCACGAGCAGCAGGTAATTCAGTAGGTAATACAATAACTAAGAGATTAGGGAGTGGATTGGTTGGTGGGTTAGTTGGAAATGCTGCTAGAAGAGAAGTTTCTGAGAGGGTTAGAAATTTCTTCTAAATAAAATACACTGAACTGGATAGATTATGCCTTTACCAAAAATTGCTACGCCAACTTATGAACTTGAGTTGCCATCTACAGGAAAGACCATACAATATAGACCTTTCCTAGTTAAAGAAGAGAAACTTCTTGTCCTTGCTATGGAGAGTGAAGACACGAAGCAGATCACAAATGCTATTAAAGCAGTACTTAAATCTTGTATCCTTACTAAAGGTATTAAGGTAGAACATCTTCCTACATTTGATATTGAGTATCTCTTTTTAAATATTAGAGGTAAGTCTGTAGGTGAAGATCTGGAAGTGAATATTGTTTGCCCTGATGATAATGAGACACAAGTTTCTGTTAATATTAACTTAGATGATATTAAAGTTCAGAAGAGTGAAGATCATACTAATCAGATTAAACTTGATAATACTATTATGATGGAGATGAAATATCCATCATTGAATGAATTTATTAAAAATAATTTTGATCTTAATGAGAAGAGTCAGATGGATCAATCATTTGATTTAGTTGGGTCATGTATTGATAAGATCTATACTGAGGATGAGGTCTGGGCGACTGAAGATTGTACTAAGAAAGAAATCAATGAGTTCCTTGAGTCAATGAATTCATCTCAGTTTAAAGAGATTGAAGGGTTCTTTACAACAATGCCTAAATTAACTCATACTATTAAGGTAACAAATCCAAAAACAAAAGTTAAGAGTGACGTGGTATTGGAGGGCTTAGCGTCTTTTTTCGGATAGCGATGGTATACATGAGCCTGGAATCTTATTTCAGACTCAATTTTGCGTTGATGCAGTACCATAAATACAGCCTAACAGAGATTGAAAATATGATGCCTTGGGAACGAGACATCTATGTGGGTCTTCTCCAAGCACATCTTGAAGAGGAACAGTTAAAACAACGACAGCAAAATGCCAACCACTAGTGTTAGTCCTATAAAAATAATTTCTGATCTCGGAATCGTAGAACCTTGGGACATCGATTCTGATATGGATTATCTTAGTGCTTTAATGGAGGCAGTTAATACATTATCGGTTAGTAATTCTAGTGATAATAGGATTCCAATCTTACAGGACGAAGTAAAAAGAGTAAGAGCAGCAAGAAAGAAAGCAGATCCAAACTTTAAAGTTACAAAGAAAAAGATAAGTGCAGAAGCATTTAAGAAAGGTACCGCAGTAGGTGGAGCACAGAAAGTTGCAGCAGATACTACAGGTGCTAGTGCTATTGTTCCTTATAGAGGAGGGAATAATATTGGAGAGAATATAGCACAGGAATCTAATAATAATGTTGCATTATTACCTGTTGTTCAATCTATTGCAGAGACAGTTGATTCTATTCGGGATACCTTAATAAATCAGGAACAGTTTCAGAAGAAGACTGGAACTAAAGCAGCTCAAAAAGCAGAAGCAAAGAAAAGAAATTTAAGAGAAAGTATTTTAGAATCAAAGGCATTTAAAGGAGTTGCTAAGAGAGCAATGAAGATATTGTCTCCAGTTCAGAGTGTATTGGGTCAGATTATAAAGTTTTTAACTAATATTATTATGGGACGTATTGTTATGAAGTTTTTAGATTGGTGGCAAGATCCTCGGAATAGAGAGAAAGTTTTTGCAATCATTAAATTTGTTCAAGATTATTGGCCTACATTGACTGCTGCTGTTCTTTTATTTGGAACAACTTTTGGTAGATTGGTGTCGGGATTACTTGTGAAAATGATAACAGTTTGGATACCTAAAATGGTGATAGCAATAGCTGCTATGATGAAGAATCCGTGGGTTGCTGCAGCAGTTATAGGGGGAGGTCTTATTACAGCAGGAGTTGTTACTGCTAATAATTTAAAAAATAATCAAGGTGATTCGGGAGAAACAGAGACAGTAGATGATAGTCCTCCAGAAGAAGATAGAGGAGATACAGCAGAGACCGAAGGTTCAACTCCTGGATTTAAAAGTGGTGGACTTGTACTTCCTCCTTTGATTAAACCAAAAGAATATGCTAAAGGTGGTGTTGTAAGAGGGCCTGGTGGTGTAGATAAAGTACCTGCAAGATTAACTGCTGGTGAATTTGTTATGTCTAGACCTGCGGTTCAAAAATGGGGTGCTAATACATTTGCAGCAATGAATTCATTTGGTGGAGGAAATAATACTGGTTCTCCTTCTAGGGGTTATAATCAGGGAGGAAAGGTTCCATCTATATCGCAAAATATGATTGAGAAACTTACAGTTTTTAAATCTATTATGGAACAAAAAGGACCAGAAGTAGATGCTCTTGCTGATACTATGCAGAGTTTGTTTAGTAAAATGAAGAGTACAGCTTCTTCTATTCAATCAGCAACTAGTACAGATATTCCATCTACTCCTGTTCAGCAAAGTAAAGCAGTAGTTATTACACCTGAAGGGAATAATTCACCTGATCAACCAGTAAATCCTATGACATCTTCAGAGGTACCAACGTTTAGTGTTTTTCCTACTGATGGTGGGATGTCTCAGAAAGTAAAAGTGTTGGGGTTTGTAAGATAAGATGGCATGGGGAGCTCTTATTAAAGGTGCGGTAAAGAGTACGGCTAAGAGAGTAGCTGTTAATAAATTAATGGGAAGAAATAATAAGAGAGATAGAAGACAGAATGTAAAGAATGTGATGCAACAACAAGGTGAGTATGGTGGAGGGGGAGCACTTGCGGTTCGTCCTAGTGCTCCTCTTATTCCTTCTCAAGTTTCCAGTGCATCATCTTCTATTGTACCTGTTGGTGGTCAGAATGAAGGTGGTTTAAAAGGAACTTTGTTTAGGATCAAGACAACTACTATTAGTATTGATGCCTTTTTAAAGGATTCTTATCGGACTGATAAAGATAAACAGAAAGATAAGGTAAGATTGGAGGAGCAAGAGAAGAGAGGTAAAAGAGAAAGAGAGTTGGAAAAGAAAGAGGATAAAGAAAGTAAACCTAAAGGAATGAGTGTTCCTCTTCCTAAACTAGGGTTCTTTGGAATGCTTAAGAAATTTATATTTAATATGCTTTTTGGATGGTTGACTATTAAATTGATAGATATGCTACCACAACTACAAAAATATCTGGTTGTAGTTGCTACTGTTGCGGACTCAGTAATTAATTGGGGTGGAAAGTTTTTTAATGCAATGGCAACCCTCATAAATGTGGGATATAAAATGGTTACTGGGGTTGAAAAGAAGGTAGGAGATCTATTTGGACAGGAAGGAGTAGATACATTTAATAAATTTACTGAGACATTTACTAAGTTAATGAATGTTGCATTGATTACTGCATTGATTGGTGCTAGGGGTGGTGCATTTGGTGGTGGAAGAGTTACTCAGCTTGGTAGGTCATTGGGTGGTGCTCAAGGAGGATTCCGAAGAGGATCTGGTAATGTTTTACGTAGATTAACTGGTGGAACTGCACAGGGGACCAGGAATTCAATGATAAGAAGATATGCTAAGAGATATGGTCAGCAAGCAGCACTTGAAAGATTTGGTAAGAAGGGAGTTCAAAATGTTTTAGGAAAGCAAGCTACAAGAGGTATTGGTACAAAATTATTAAGAAAAGGAACTGTTGCTGTTCTTGGTAAGGGTGGTACTAAACAACTATTAAAGTTCAGTAAGAAGTTTATTAGTCCTATCATAAAAAAGATTCCAATTATTGGTGCATTACTTGATTTTGCTTTAAACTTTTTTGTTTTTAAGGAACCTTTAGGTAAAGCAGCATTTATGGCAATAGGTGCTGGTTTAGGTACATGGTTGGGTGGTATGCTTGGAACTCTAATACCAGTTCCTTTTGTGGGTACTGCGATTGGTATGTTTTTAGGTGGTATGGGTGGTGATTTATTGGGTAGTATAATGTATGATGTGTTTTTTGGCGGTAAGAAATCTGATCCATCTAGAGGACAAACACAAAGAAAAGAAGGAGAACGAGCTTGGTGGGATTTCCTTGGTTGGGCTGGAACTGGTGCTTCTCAAGAAGAAAAGGATAGAAGAGCAGGATGGGATATCTTTGGATGGGCTGGAACTGGTGCTACTCAAAAAGAAAAGGATGCTAGATCTTGGTGGGATTTCCTTGGTTGGGCTGGAACAGGTACAAGAAATCTAGAGAATAATAAAAAATTAAGAGGTGGATTTATTCCTAAAGATACTACAACACTACTACATGCAGGTGAGTTTGTTGTTGATGCAGATACTACCACTCATATTAGAGATCTATTATCAAATATAAATTCGGCAGGTACGAAGGATCAAGTTATAAATGTGATTAGATCCTATGCTGAATATGAAACTGGTGCTGCTGAATCACCAGTTACTGTAGTATTACCAACAAGCATGACTAAGACTCTAACTGTTGATGACCGATCAATGTCAGAAGGAATAGAACTAGGAGAATCTTCATCTGGTAGTAGAGATCCCTCTATGGATCTATTATATAAAGGTTAAATAGAGGTAAGAGGTAATAAGTATGTCTAACACTCCCATTACACCTAAAGGTACTGAACCTGCTAATATACTTAAGTTGACTGTAAAATCTAATGTTGATGATACGGATGTTAGTATTTTAGGGTCAGGATCAAGACCTAAGATTAAATACTTTGAAAGTATTACAATGGATTCTATTAAAGTAGAATGTACTTTTGTAGATGCTGGATTTGCTGTTGATGGTAAGTCAGTATTGGAAGGTCTTCCTTTAGTGGGGACAGAAGAAGTTGAGTTGAAGATTGAAGATAACTATGAGAATGAAATAAAATTAGAGAAGAAGAATGCATTGTATGTTAATAAAGTAACTCCTCTAATTGAAGAGACTAATAGAAACTTGGTTAATATAAGGTTAGTTCCTGAAGAAGTTATTCGTAATGAACAAGGAGAATCTCGTATCAATATTAGAATGGATGGAAAAATTTCTGATCATATTAAAAAGATATTTGAAGATTATTTAAAGACAGAAAAGAAATTAGATATAGAAGAGACAAGTAATAATTATAATTTTATTGGTAATGGTCGTAAATCTTTTTACACATTGAATTGGTTATCTCGACTAGGAATTCCTAGTAAAGATGGGAAGAGAGGAGATACTGCAGGATTTCTTTTCTTTCAAACATCAGAGGGATATCATTTTAAATCGATTGATGCAATGTTTGCACAGAAACCTAAGAAGTCTTTTGTTTATAATGAACATGCAGATTCACAGGGAACAATTCCTCCAGGTTATGATGGTAAAATATTAATGCATAGTTCTGAAATTCTTTTAGATGCACAAGAAAGATTGAAGATGGGAGCATATCAAACTAGATTAGTTGTCTTTGATCCATTTAATTGTGCTTATGATGTCATTGAACAAACTGCTAAAGAGGCTGAGAAAGGAACTACAACAGGAGGTAAGAGACTTCCTAAGTTAAATGAAAAATTTAAGTTTGATGACAAAGTAAATGCAACACGTACTACATTTATGTTACTTGACACAGGATCTCTTCCTACTGGTGATACTGATGAACAAATAGATAAGAATGCATTGGAGAATTTTGAATCACAAACAGTATTGAATCAAGCAATTCGTAGATATAATCAATTGTATTCTGTGGTAGAAACAATAACTATTCCAGGAGATTTTAGTTTACATGCAGGGGATGTTATCTTTATTGATTTTCCTTCTGTTAAAGCTGAGAAAGATGATGAGGTTGACAAAGAATCTGGAGGAAAGTATATTATATCTGATTTATGTCATCTTGTGGACGCTGAGTTGGGAACCTTTACTAAATTAAGTGTGGTAAGAGACACAGTAGGTAGAAAAGGAACTCCTACTCAAACTGAGTCACAATAAATATCCATAGTAGGGAGTAAACTATGACTACTAAAATTCCAGAACACGATTTAAACCACGAGGTTTATATTGATCCTAAGGATCATAAAGAGCATATCAATCATGGTATGTTAGAATATACTGAAGCAGATCTAGAGATGCATAACGATGCATTCCATGATCATACTGAAGAGGAAGTGAATAAGAATGAGGGTACCATTAATGATTGGCATACCAGACATCAAGATAAGAATCTTGAAGTCTATTGTGATAACCATCCAGATTCATTAGAATGTAGGGTCTACGACGATTAAAGTATGGAGGGAGCATTATTTAACCCAGGTTTTCTGGGAAGTCATTTCTTATGGTGGGTTGGCCAAATTGCTCCCTCCGAAAATTGGCGTGGCAATCAAGAATCATGTAGGTTTGAAGAACCAAGTGATATTCCTGGATGGGGATTTAGATATAAAGTAAGGATCATGGGTCTTCATGGTAAAGATGAAGATGAAGAAGGTGATAGCACATCAATTCCTAATGATCAACTTCCTTGGGCTCAGGTAATGTATCCTGTGACTGCTGGTGGTGGTCAAGGTGGTGCTTTTACTACACCTAATCTACGTCAAGGTAATTTTGTTTTTGGTTTCTTTTTAGATGGTCAGGATCAACAAGTCCCTGTCATCATGGGAGTGTTGGGTAATAATGCCAAGACAGAGATACCAGATTTAAAATCCCACATCTTTGCACCAATGAGTGGGTATGCTAATGCTACAGAGGATCCTTCTAATGTGTTGGCAAGAGAAGTAACAGATCCAAAGTCCACTGCAACCACTGAATCTTCTGGAGACGCAGTAAATATAAAGACATCAGCAACAGAAGCAATAGAAAAAGTATTAGAAACAAAGATTGCTCTTTCTACTCCATTTAGAAGTACTAATATTGAGATGAAGAATATTCAAACTGCTATGGAGCAGATGAGTATAGAGATAGAAGATGCACAGAAAGCA